ATACTAAGGACCACACTCAAACACAGTTACACAGCACCGCCAACACTGTATGTGCTAGGCATGACATTTTTGTCAAGATTAGAAATTCCCATATGTGAACAACTAAATGACTTTGAAGGGCGTTGGGTCAATCCGCAAAATCAAGAGTTTAAATCTCGTTGGCAGTATGACTGGACACAAGCAGATTCAGATCAATTTGTAGAAACCAAACTCAAAAGTGAAGTATACTCTGTGTTGGATCGCATAGAAGATTTGATGTATCGCATGTTGGCCACCATTGCCGACTTGCAAAGTCGCGGACACCGTGTGCTGATGTTTCAACAAGCAGACAACCTATACTTAGATTTCTTATCAGACCCCAGATTATCATTATTTGATCAACCCGAAATCGTGGGCAAGTTTGGCTGGCGTGCCACTGTCTGGCAAGCTGAACAGGGAGTCCAGCCCAAAGACTATGGTCCAGGTGCACCTTATGTTCCACCGGACATGACACATGCCGCAATTGGACATCACCAAAAACTAAATGAATATTTGACAAACTACATTCAAGAGCGTAAACTGTTAGCATGAGTTTTGTATGCGATTATTGCAAGAAAACGTTTTCTAGAGAAACGTCAATAGCCGTTCACATGTGTGAACCCAAACGCCGACGACTTGCTCGAGACGAAGCAGGGGTGCGTATGGGATTCCAAGCATACATCAAGTTTTATGAAACCATGCAAGGATCGGCCAAAAACAAAACACACGATGACTTTTGTGACAGCCCTTATTACAGAGCATTTGTCAAGTTTGGAAACTATTGTGTAAACACTCATGTGATTGCTCCTGCACGTTTTATGACCTGGTTACTGAAAGCACAAAAGAAGATTGACAATTGGTGCAGTGACAAAGTCTACACTGAATACTTGATTGAATACCTGCGTGTGGAAGCAGTGGATGATGCACTGGCTCGAGCAATAGAACACAGCATACGTTGGGCAGAAGAAACAGGCAATCCCCCACATGATTGGATGCGTTATGGCAACACCAATAGTCTATGTTATGCTGTTACAGCCGGACGTATAAGTCCTTGGGTGATTTACAATTCAGAATCAGGACAAAAGTTTCTAAGCGAACTCAGCACAGAACAAGTGGCCATGGTATGGCCCTACATCGATAGTGACGCTTGGCAAAAGAAATTCACAAATTACCCAGCGGATCAAGAGTATGTGAAAGATATATTGAACAAGGCAGGATGGTAATGAGCGCAGACATTGACATTGACTTTGCCAACAGAGATGATGCGCTGAAATTAATTCAGCATGTTCCTGCACGACAAAGCAATGGACGCCGGCACAACTCAGGAATCTATGTAACAGACATTCCTCGGGATCCTGTCAATCAGTGCGCCGCCATAGATTACGAAGAAGCAGAACAGCGTGGTTATTTTAAACTGGACTTTTTGAACATGAGTGTGTATCAGTTGATCCGTGATCCTGCACACTACAAAGAGATGTTCACAACCAGCCCGCCCTGGGAGCGACTATGGACCGATCATGCTTGGGCCAGCCAACTAGTACATGTGGGCAATTATACAGATTTGCTACGAGTAATGAAACCAGATTCAATACCCAGGATGGCGGCGTTTATCTCTATTATTCGCCCAGGCAAGGCACATTTACAAACACAGCCCTGGCCAGAAGTATTTGCTAGTGTATGGGACGGGGACGAATCAAAGGGCTACACATTTAAGAAAAGCCACGCAGTTTCCTACGCGGCCCTGGTAGCACTACACATGAACTTGCTTAATCAATCCGACGCACCAGCGTAATTGACTTTCTCTTGCCTTTTCTGCGCACTATGTCCAGCAAACTGCAAGTAGGCCCGTGCAAAATTTCTAAGTCTTTGTTGACAAAAGTACGAAGAGTGGGGCGGAATTGTTCCCAATCTCTGCGTAGAAATATGTTTATAGGTATGCTACGATTGCTTTCCCACCACCAGGTGCTGGCAAGTTCTAAGAACAGCACCTTATCTTCCTGTGTTTGTACAGCACCAAAGTCGTAGATAGTGGTGACAACGTCGTCTCTGTTTTGTACCACACCTACATATTCCACATTTGCGTACAAGCACAATGTGATAAAGGGATACTTCTCCGTTAGCTTTTCAAAAATATTATTACCCATAAATACTGTTTCGAGGATCCTATGTATTCAACCACCGTTTACTTATACCAACAAATCGTCCGGGTACTTTTGATAGACACCAGTGGCGGATACTTTACAGCGAGGTACGACCCAGTGTATGCAAAACAACTAACAATTAACAAGGGAGTAGACAATGTTTTACTCTTTGAATTTATCAATCAAGATGAGAAACCTGTAAACATTGCAGGCAGCACATTTGTGTTCCGTGTGGTGAATCAAACTGGCGACGAACTGTTGATCACCAAAGATATGGAAATCCTGAGCTCTGCTCTGGGTCGTGTCAAGGTAGTTCTCAACACAGAAGATACTATCAATATCCAGGCACAACCGGCCAGTTACAGCATACAACGCTCAGCAGGAAACTATGTACAAGCCGCTTATGTAGATGCCAACTCACAGGCCCGAGCAGATTGCAACATTGTTGACTCAATCCTGCCACAGTTTGTACCCAGCGCAGAATGCACAGTTCCGGACATGTATGGTAAAAATAACTTTGTGGGCACCGCTCCTACACAATTTCCTGACTGGGCACTTACACCACAACCGCAAAATTCAATTCAAATGACTGAATTTTATTCCAGCTTTATACCAACCAATGGGTCTAGTTTTACCACAGTCAAGTTTGATCTTGTGGGCTACACAGGCACAGTCAAAATACAAGCCGCACAAAATTATGAATCCGTTTGGTACAATGTAAGTGAAACTCGTGAGTATTCTGGGGCAACAGTAAGTGACTATTTTAACATTGTTGGGTTCCATCCATTGTTACGCTTGGCTCTCAACAACTCAGTGGGTTATGGTGCCAGCGGTAATGTTCAAGTAACCGACGGTGTGGTCACAGGAATCAGTATAACCAACGCAGGTTACAACTATGTTGGACCACCGTACATTCAAATTTTGGGCAACGGTTCGGGCGCCGAAGCAGTGTGTACTATCAGTGATGCAGGAGTAATTGCCGGAGTGACCATCCTTAACGGTGGTTCTGGGTACGTGCCACTACAATTCCAAGGTTCAATTGCCGCAACTGCAATATTCACAAACGGCAAGATTGAAAACGTTCAATATCGTTGATCTAGTGCGATAAATCTGTTATAATCAACAGATGCTAGACATCCTTGCTTACCTACCTGCAAAAAGAAAACCCAGTCCACAGGGCTGGCTGAGTTTCAATGCAGTATGTTGCACTCATAATGGTAACAGCGCAGACAAGCGTGGGCGTGGCGGTATCAAAGCAACCGAATCGGGTTGGAGTTACCATTGCTTCAACTGCGCATACACAGCCAGTTTCATTCTGGGGAGAACTGTTAGTTTCAAAGCCCGACGATTATTAGGATGGATGGGTGTGCCAGATAACGAGATTGACATGCTCAATCTTGAAAGCCTACGCCACCGTAGTATACACGGCATACTAGAAGATCGACAACGGACATTCAACGCACTCAGTACTATTGAGTTTGAAGAAGCAGATGACTTCCCGCCTTACGCAGAAGTGGTCACACCTGAGTTTCCTTTGTACTGGGATTACATTCGTAAACGAGGTGTACCAGAAGACTTTCCCATAATGACATCAATCAAAACTGATGGAGTTCATTGGGTTAGGCCGTTTGTGTTAGTCCCATTTACCTACGACAATCGGGTAGTTGGGTGGACTGCTAGATTCTTGGATGACAAACAGCCCCGGTACATCAATCACTCACAACCGGGCTATGTGTTTGGTACAGATCTACAACATGCCAACTGGCAACATGTGCTAGTGACGGAAGGCATATTTGATGCACTTTCAATTGGCGGACTTGCTGTGATGCACAATACCATCAGTGACGCACAAGCAAGATTAATTCGCAGTCTTGGACGTGAAGTAACTGTGGTACCAGATCAAGACACAGCCGGTGTAGAACTGATTGACCGTGCTGTGGAACTGGGATGGGCAGTGAGCATACCTGAATGGCCTGAGGGTTGTAAAGATGTCAACGACGCTGTAATAAAACTAGGTCGCCTAGGGGCCTTGCTAACTATTATGGCCGCAAGAGAAACTAGTAAAATCAAAATAGAGATAAGGAAACGACAACTTGTCAAAAGAATACAATAGGCTTTGGGTGTTTGGTGACAGTTATAGTACGCCGGATGTTTGTGTTTCTCCACAAGAAAGTTTTTGGGGGTTAACTGCTTCTACGTTGGGTGTTGACACGGTGATTAACTGCAGCAGATCCAAAATAAGTTTTGACAGTGTGTGTCAAATGCTAATAGGTGAACAGCAAAGATACAACTTTGATCAAGACTTTTTTGTCATTGGCCTGCCGCCGTTGGAAAGGATCACTGTATTTGACGATTACAAAGACACAGCACTGGTAAGTTCTGTATTTGATACAAAAACGTGGCAAGCACAACCCAGTAATGTCACAAGCCATCATGGATTGATAAATTTACAGTACAAGGAACTTGATCGATTGTCAGTGTTGATCAGTGATCGTAGTTGGATTGAAACCCAGGTTTTGCGACAGATATTTTTAATAACCAAGTGGTTGGATTCTTGCAACGCTAACTACATTGTTGTAAATCTCAGTAAAAATTTAGATCCAAACAATCACTGGGGACCAAGTCAATACATACTAGATTATTGTGTAGCTCACAACAGATGTAAAATATTTGATGGCTCCATGTATGATGTTAACTTGAACATCAACCGGCCAGCAGATTATGACAATTTTGGATGGCACGGGCATCACGGACCTGCTGGTAACCGACATTTTTTTGAAACAAGCATAAAGGACAAACTTTGTTAAAAGAATACGGACTTGATGTCCAAAGACTATTTCTAGAGATGATGTTGGAAGACGCCACAAGTTATGTGCGTGTTCAAAACATCTACAACCCACAAAACTTTGACCGGAGTTTGAGGTCAGCGGCTGAGTTTATCAAAGAACATTCAGACAAACACAAGACCATGCCTGACAGGCAACAGATTTCTGCAACCACAGGGGTTAAACTTGCACCAGTGCCGGACTTGAACGAAGGTCACTTTGACTGGTTCATGGGCGAGTTTGAAGCATTTACCCGACGTCAAGAACTTGAACGTGCTATTTTGAAGTCAGCAGACTTGCTGGAGAAAGGCGAATTTGAACCCGTTGAAAAACTCATCAAAGATGCAGTACAGATATCACTCACTAAAGACATGGGCACGGATTACTTTGCTGATCCTAAGGCTCGCATTGAGAAATACTTTAACTCGGGCGGGCAAGTAAGCACAGGATGGCCACAACTGGATAGATTGTTGTATGGTGGATTCAGTCGTGGTGAACTCAACATCTTTGCTGGTGGTTCGGGTTCTGGCAAAAGTTTGGTCATGATGAACATTGCACTAAACTGGTTGCAACAAGGCTTGAGTGGTGTTTATATCACACTAGAACTTAGTGAAGAACTCACAAGTTTGCGAACTGATGCCATGTTAACCAACATGAGCACCAAAGACATCCGCCGTGACATGGACACAACTGAACTCAAGGTCAAACTGGTGGCCAAAAAGTCCGGCAACTATCAAGTGAAAGGCCTGCCGGCACAGAGCAACATCAATGACATTCGTGCATATTTGAAAGAGTATCAAATTCAAACAGGCAAGAAAGTTGACTTTGTGATGATTGACTACTTGGACCTGCTGATGCCTGTTAGTGCCAAAGTGTCACCCAATGACTTGTTTGTGAAAGACAAGTATGTGAGTGAAGAACTACGCAACTTGGCCAAAGAACTGGCGGTGCTAATGGTCACTGCAAGCCAGTTGAATAGAAGTGCGGTAGAAGAAATTGAATTTGATCACTCGCATATCTCGGGTGGTATTTCCAAGATCAACACCGCAGATAACGTGTTTGGTATCTTTACGTCACGTGCTATGAAAGAGCGCGGCAAGTATCAGATACAATGTATGAAGTCTCGAAGCTCGACCGGCGTTGGTCAAAAGATTGATTTGGAGTACAACATTGAAACCATGCGCATTACTGATGAAGGCGGAGACGAGGGAACTGGATACAACAGACCCCAAAGCAGTATTATGGACTCAATCAAGGCCAAGAGCCAGGTCAAGGCTGCTGATACCGGAGTCGAAAGTGAATCATCTCCACCATGGGAACGAGCCACAGGAACTCCTGCCTGGGAAAAACCACCACAGGACACAGGCAAAGTCACAGCAGATGTTCAAAGTGCAAAACTAAAACAACTGCTAGGGCAGATTAAACAGTCATGAAGTTGGTTTGTTTCCCCCATTATACTTGTGGTGGGTTACTGTGCGACATTTTAAATAATACATTTAGTCGTGTAGGTACTAATGGAGGTATAAACAGTATACATCACTCGTTTGGAAAAATTGGAGATGTTGATACTGTACAAATAAATTTTGATCAAAAAAAATTAATACAGTCTATATTGCTAAAATCGTCTGATGATAATTTATGGATAGGTACACATTGTTGGCCAGGTGCATTGTCCGTAGATCAATTTGAACAAATAATATCAGTAACCACCAGCACATGGAAAAGTCGATTATATCGGTGGACAAGAGCATACCATCATTACTTTGCTCCACAGTGGACACACTTGAGCGGTATGACGCAAATTGATAAAATGAGAGAAACTGCAAAAAATTATCACATTTCATTTGACCCAGTTACAGCTGATAATGTTGTCAATATAGAATTCGCAGACATTGTGGACAACACACAAGAATTTAAACACATTGTGAAAGATTATTCAATTCAACATCATATAGAGCGTTGGCAATCGATCAACAATTTTTTGTACACAGATATCTGGAACGCTCAATCAACGCATGCATTTTATCAGGCCGAAGTGGAAATTAATCTGAAAAAATACTATCGATATGAATAAAATTTTTACCTTTGGGGACGGCTATGCTACAGGACACATATGGCCTGAATGGCCGCAAATTTTACAAGCATTGTTGCCAGAATATCAAATAGTAAACACAGCCGCAATTGGCGCAGGCGCAGAATTTTTAGTGTCAAGTTTGATTGATATTTTACCAACTATGCATCAACAACAAGCAATCATTCAATGGCCGCAAGCCGATCGATTTGACAAGTTATTGCAAGATCAGTCATGGCATACTACAATTTCAAATGACAGTGTTTATCACTTTAATAGAGTACACGATAGTCAAAAAAGAGAATGGTGGTTAAGTAGTGCCAGTGCCAATGACAACATAAAATTGTATCACGACCACTATGTACAAAGTTTACAAAGTCATCGTCGCCTGGAAATATTTAAAACTTTAATAAAACACACATTAAATGAAGTTGACTGTAAGATTTTGTACACCTCAACTCAAGATCAAGAATCTTACAGTAAACAAACAAAATTTATTACAAACAGACAGAATCAAATACAGCCCAGTCCAATAGTACATTTTTATTGGATAGTTGAAAAAATATTACCAAATTTATCAGTACAAATTGATCAATTAAGACTTGAAATGTTAGAAGACTCAATAAACAAAACTAATTGGATACCTTATGATCCTAACAGGAAATCAATCTGGCAAGGCATAGTTAAGCCACAGCGCCTTTGATCACTGCAAATCGAAGCACAAGTGCTTCACTGAGTGAACCTGCTGTTAAATTGCGAATTGAAACAACAGCCGACCCAGTGGTACAGTTGGCGTCTAGATTGTAGCAACATGGGGTAGCTGCACCGGCAACAATGTTCAACAACAGCAGGTCTCTAGTACCAATAGTCGAGTTGGTCAACGTAAAACTCACGGTTGTATCTGCACCCAATGCAGTGGCCTGCATGGTAATCTCACCAGTCTGTTTGTTAAGTGTAACACCTGTGGATTTGTTACCTGTTTGAGAGACTGTGCCACCGGCTCCGGTGGCGTATCCTACACCACCTGTGCCGCCTGTGACCAGAATATTGCCTGCTGTGGTGAAAACGTTGGCCGGGAATGTTGTGACGTTGGCAGTGACGTTGGCACTCAACGTTTTGGTCACAGCACCAATAGGTGAGGTATAAAACTTCAACGAACTACCTGCGTTGGCAGTGGTATAGTTTTCTAGAGCCACAAAGTCAATGCCTAGTGTGCCGATGTTGCCTGCGGCTAGAACATATCCTGTGTTGCCGTAACCCGAACCAGTTATCCTGGCCAGGATGTCACCAGATTGTACTGCTGTGGGTGCAGCCGCTGTGCCTCTGGCTGCTCGTTGTACAAATGCTGACTGTTGACCAGTACCAAATGTGTCAACAGTTACCCTGGCACTCTGACCATCATTGCCAGTAATGTGAAGCATACTACCTGCATTGTAAACAGGTTGATATGCGCCCCCAGCACTGCCCACAATGTTTAGAGCACCACCTGTGTTGGCTGCTACAGTAGGAGCATTGATTGACACATAGCCAGTGTCCAAGGCCTGGAATGCCACAGCATTGCCAGTGGTATAGGTGGTAAAGTTTCCGCCCACGTTCAAGTTGGCACCAATACCCACACCGCCTGCTACTGTTAGAGCACCAGTTGTGGTTGATGTTGATGGCGTGGTGTTGGCAATGTCTACATCGCTGTAGAACACGTTTCTGGGTCTGTCAAAGTCAGTGATTTGGATACTAGCACCACCATCCACTGAACTAAAACTGTATCTAAAGTTGCCAGTTTGATAGAATGTGATTGTTCTAGTACCACTATCCCAACCTGCCAGGCCCAGCAATCCATTCACAACAGATGCAGGCAAAGTCACTGTGTACGCAGTATTGGTTATGACCATTTCAATGTTGACCACACCATAAGATCCTGACACAGGCCAGTTGGTAAATGCCAGGCTCACGTTGTTTGTGGGAGACACAGTTTGCCAGGCTGCTGCGGCATAATCTATAGTGACTGTGCCTGCGGTAGCAGTTTGATCCAAGGCAGTAAAACTCACGTCATTCATTTTGACCGCGTAGATCAAATTATCCGCCATGTTGTTGTCAAGTGTGGTTCCACTCAGCGCACTCTTCAAAATTGCCTTGTTTTGCAGATCTGTGATTTCAGTTTCTGCATAACTAAAATTGGTTTTGATGTTGGTAAAGTTGTCCCTGAACCCCTGTGTGTTGTTGGGTTGTCCGGCAACTGGGTAGGTACCATCTACGTTGTTTGGGTTAATTTGACTTGTCATGGGGATTCCTGTATAATAGATATTTATTAGAATCTAAAAAGCACTAAATAATCCAAAGGCCCAGATCGAATGCAGAAAAAGACCCGAAGTTTACTAGAAGAACTAGACTCGTTGTATGTAGAGCGTGATCGCCGCCTGATAATTGAAACTCGGGCCGACAGCATTATATCCAGCGCCATACGACTGATAGAACAAATCGAAGCAGAGTTTGGTGCAGAACAAGCTGACAATCTCACACGTAAATTGCTCAATGCAATACGTACCAAAGATGCTGGCAAGTTCTCGCGTTCAGTTAGGAGAACCAATGCAGATTCATGAATTAACACGACCACGCAAAATTAACGAAGTAGTGGGAGCCGCAGGAGCTGTGGCCAGCGGTATAGGATCCGCTCTGGGCAAAAGTTTAATGACCCAGGCGTTTGGCCAAGACGTAACACCGCAATATGGTGATACTCAAAATCGCGAACAAGGCTTTCAGGCATTGGCCAACAGCTCGGCGGCCAAAACACTGGCCACTACCATGCAAACTGCCTGGCAACAAACTGTGCAAAACTTCCTGGCCAACAGTAAAGATTCCAGCGGCAATCCTCCCACCAGTCTCAGTCAAGTGACACAGCCCAGTATTGCAACTCTCAAAATCAATCTTCAAGACCTAGTTAACAAAATGATCGGGCGTCAAGGTTCAGACTACAAAAACATACCAACCTTTGTCAGTGATCCCAACCAAAAAGACTATGCGGAAGACATCATAGTTGACATTGACAAATCTATAGATGCAATCTACAACGCTACATTAAATAATACTGACTCAAAAGCCATGGCAAATTTGTTTACTCAGTTGGTTGGCATGGGAATATTGCCAGCACAGAATATAATGGCCTATGATACTGGTCGAAGAGGAGTGGGTGGCGCAGGTGTTGTAACAATGTCCCCAGCAGCCACAAAAATAGCTGATTCGTTAAGATTAGACGACGGGGATATCGTGAAGATTAGACAAGCCATTAGCAACCCTGGCGGCGAGCAATATGCAAGAACAATTCTTGACAAGAGAACACCTGCAACAATAGCTTCTCCGTTGATTATACGATTTGGACAACAAACAAAATTAACCAATACAGAGCTTACATCACTGCTAGCTTTAGCACAAGACGCCGCAAATGATGCAGCCTTTAAAGAAATATTTGGATTACGAGCATAATGTATCTCAACGAAGGTGGCAATGTTTTTAAAGATGCACAAGGCCAGCCACTAACACAACGCATCAAACAAGCAGATATACCCAGCACAGTGGCCTGGTTGGAAGCAGTCACAGGTCTTGATTTGTCACATGATAAAGATGAGAACGGTGTTCCGATCAAGTGGTTGGGCTCAACAGGCAAGAAGCCTGACTCAGGTGACTTAGACCTTGCTGTGGATGCCAACGAAATAACCAAGGCCGAACTCAAGGGCATACTAGATGCCTGGGCCACAAAAAACAAACAAGATCCCAAGGAATGGTGCAGACTGTCGGGCGAAGCAGTGCATTTTAAAACACCCATACAAGGCGACCCCAAGCGTGGTTATGTGCAAACAGACTTCATGTTCATGCCCAATTTGGAATGGGGCACATTCTGGCTGGGTGGTGGTGCAGGATCAGCCTACAAAG